CAGACCCCACCACCCCGCGCTATCTTAGCGCCATGGACACATACCCGCTGCATCACACCAAATGGTCGGACCGTCTGACGTTCGACATCGCCCTTGCCCTAGAGGGCAGCGGGGAGGACTTGGATGAGATCAAGGACCGGCACGGCGTAACCGCCTCGGACCTGCTGGTGTTCAACAAGGACCCGGTGTTTCTCAAGCGCGTGGAATCCTACCGCGAGGACATACGAGAGAAGGGCATGACCTTCAAGCTCAAGGCTCGGGCGCAGGCTGAGGAGCTCCTCACAACGTCTTGGGGGCTGATCCACAGCCCGGATGTATCCCCAGCAGTCAAGGCTGACCTCATCAAGTCCACGGTCAAGTGGGCCGGGCTGGAAGCCAAGACCGAGGAGACCGCGGCTGGCGGCGGTGGTGGTGTGAAGATCAACATCAACTTCGGGAACAATACACCGCCCATGACCCTGACAGCGGACGTGGAAGGGGAAGCCTATGAACTCGATTCAGACGATTTTCAGTAGTACGTATGAGGGCGCCCCTGCAGCACGTTTGCAAACGCTTCAAGAACATGAAGACCTACGCCATGCGCTTGAGAGCGCGGGCCACTCGTACCGGACGAAGATCGTCCCCCCACGTGGCAGAACGCACCGCCGCCCAGAAGGCCGGCCGCGGGAGATCGTGGTGATATTGGCGCGGGAGCACGGGCATGGATGAGGGTGTAGGCGACTGGCATGTAATCCCCCTGAACGATCTGAAGGAGCACGAGTGCTCGGCAGACTGCTGGTGTGGACCGACACTGGACGACGAGGCAGAGGAGTTGGTCTATGTCCACCACTCACTCGATGGTCGTGAACGGGAGGTTCACTGATGGCGCTTGAGATTGACTACACCCCACCGCCCACAGGGCAAAAGTTCATGGAATCCAACGCCAAGATGCGCACGCTCATGGGCCCTGTGGGCTCGGGCAAGTCGGTGACATGCAGCTTCGAGATCATCCGCAGGGCAGCAGCACAGCTGCCGGACGCCAACACAGGTAAGCGCAGGACACGGGCGGCTGTGGTCCGTGAGACGGCGCGGCAGCTGCAGGATACCACGATCAAGACGTTCCTCGACTGGTTCCCGCCGGGGGTGTGTGGGCGGTACATGCGCACCACCAAGACCTACTTCTTCGAGGTCGGTGACATCGAGTGTGAGATTATGTTCCGGGCGCTGGACGACGCGGACGACGTGGCCAACCTCAACTCGCTCGAACTTACCTTCGCGTGGTTCAACGAGTGCAGGGACATCCACCCAGAGATCATGGACGCGATGTCCAAACGGATCGGGCGATTCCCGTCCAACAAGGACGGCGGGCCGACGTGGCATGGGATGTGGGGGGACACCAACCCGCCCACGATGGACACGTGGTGGTACTACCAGATGGAGAAAATTGACCCCAAGGACGGGGTCAGTACGAACGACAACGGCTGGGACGTGTTCAAGCAGCCCTCAGGGCGGAGCGTCTACGCCGAGAACATCGAGAACCTGCCGGATGGGTACTACGACACCCAAGGCCGCAGCGAGGAGTACATCCGGGTCTTCATCGACGGTGAGTACGGGCTGAGCAGCAACGGCAAGCCGGTCTACCAGTACTTCCGGCCGGACTACCACATGGCCGGCCAGACCTTGCGGCCGATCAGCAACGGCACCCGACCCATCGTGGTGGGGATGGACCTCGGGCTGACGCCAGCGGCAGTGATCGGGCAGCAGGACCCGCGGGGCCGGGCGCTCATCTTCGACGAGCTGGTGAGCTTCGACATGGGGATTCAGCGTTTCGTGCGGACGATGCTCAAGCCACTGCTCTACGAGCGGTTCCCGGGCGCGCCCATCCTGATCGTCGTCGACCCGGCGGGTACGCAGCGGGCGCAGACCGACGAGCGGACCGCGGTCGACATCATCAAGGCAGAAGGGCTGCGGGTCATCCCAGCCAAGACCAACAAGGTCAGCGCGCGGATCAACTCCGTGGATGAGTTCCTCATGCGGCAGGTCGACGGTGACCCGGGGTTCCTGCTCGACCCAAGGTGCATGCGCCTCAAGGCTGCCATGATGGGCGGCTACCGGTTCGACAAGAACGGCGGGGTGGATAAGAACAAACACAGCCACGTGGCCGAAGCGCTGCAGTACCTGATGCTACATATTGCGTCCGCGGGAGAAGGGCAGCACATGATAGAGCGGCGGGAAGTAAAACGTGTTGCATCCGCCGGCTGGACGTAGTATTAGGAACTCGTCACGACCGTCCTACTCCTCCCAGTGGACATTGCTCGACACCGCCTAGACTCCCCCATCGGCCTCCCCGGTGGGGGATTTTTTCTTGACTTGCTGGAAAAACAAAGCGTGTGTATACTGCAAACGAATTGGTCAGTGATTGACGGAGTACCATGGCTGGGCTGTCCCTACTACGCGTCCTAAATAATGACGATCTTGCCCGTGAGGAGCAGGAGCGCATCGACCGTGAGGTACAGGCGCGGCAGAATGATCCGTTCATTCTGGGCTTGGGTGCGTACGTCCGCACCTGCTGGGAAGCTGCACAGCTCGCCAAGGAGCCCATCGAGGATATCATGCTGCGGGCCATGCGCCAGCGCAACGGTGAGTACGAGTCAAACAAACTGTCGCAGATCAGAGAGCAAGGCGGCTCTGAAGTTTACATGATGATTACTGAGGTGAAGTGCCGGGCGGCCGAGAGCTGGCTTCGGGACATCCTGCTCGATAACGGGACACCTCCGTGGGACATGATGACGACGCCGATCCCTGACTTGTCACCAGACCAGACCGCGGAGCTGGAATCCAGCTTTGCGCAGAAGGTTGTGGGTATGGTTCAGTCCACCGGCATGGCCCCGGATCAAGCGCAGATGGCAGAGCTCAAAGAGCTGGTCGCGCAAGAGTACCGATTCAAGATTATGCAGGCCGCGCAGAACTCTGTCGACCGCATGAAGATCAAGATCGACGACCAGTTTGCTCAGGGCGGCTGGTCTGAAGCCTTCAACGAGTTCATCACCGACCTTGTCACGTTCCCGTGTGCGTTCATCAAAGGCCCCATCGTGCGGCGACAGCGGCATCTGGGGTGGACCAAAGGGCCGGACGGTACCACGCAGGTCGCGGCCAGCGAGCGGTTGGCGCCAGAGTACGAGCGGGTCAGCCCGTTCAACATCTACCCTGAGCCGGGTGTCACACACATCGACGACGGGTACCTGTTTGAGCTACACAAGCTGAGCAGGACACAGCTGGCGGACCTCATAGGCGTGCCGGGCTACGACGACGAGGCGATCCGCGCGACGCTGGACCAAGGCCCGTCGCAATCATGGATTCAAGAACACATCGAGATGCAGCGCGAGGAGGAGGAACGCAAGTTCTACACCGAGATGCGCCCGACCGATATGTACGATGCCCTAGAGTTTTGGGGTAAAGTGAGCGGAAAAATGCTGCGCGAGTGGGGGCTTAGCGACGAAGAAGTCCCGGACGAAGCTCGCGAGCACGACGCCAATGTGTGGACTGTCGGTAAGTACGTCATCAAGGCGGTCCTCAACTACGATCCGCTGGGCGAGAAGCCCTACGCCAAGACGTCGTTCATCAAGACGCCCGGGGCGTTCTGGGGCCGCGGTATCCCTGAGATCATTGAGGATATTCAGGGCGTGTGTAACGCCGCCGTCCGCGCGCTGGTCAACAACATGGCGATTGCTTCGGGCCCACAGGTCGAGGTCAACCTTGAGCGCATCCCGCCGAACGAAGACATCACCCAAATCCACCCGTGGAAAATCTGGCAGGTTCTGAACGACCCGCTGGGGTCGAGCGCGCCGGCGGTGCGGTTCACCCAGCCAGACTCTCGTGCCAACGAGTTGCTCGGGGTCTACGAGCGGTTCTCCAAGATGGCTGACGACCACAGCGGTATCCCGTCCTACATCTACGGCGACACCAACGTGCAGGGTGCGGGGCGTACAGCTTCGGGCCTGTCGATGCTGATGGGCTCCGCGGGTAAGGGTATCCGGCAGGTCGTGATGTACATCGACAACGATGTGATCTACGCCATCGTGCACCGCCAGTTCGTGTACAACATGCGGTACGACGAGGACGAGAGCATCAAGGGCGACGCAGAAGTTATCGCGCGTGGTGCTGTCAACCTCGCAGTCAAAGAGACTGTCAACGTGCGGCGGCTTGAGTTCCTCAACGCCACTGCGAACGAGATAGACATGCAGATCATCGGCATCGAAGGTCGTGCGGCTATCCTGCGGGAAGTGGCCAAGGGGCTGCAGATGCCAACCGATGAGATCATTCCCTCACGGGATAAGCTGGAGTTCACCGCGCGTACTGCGGCTGCCGCGGCCCCGCCGCAGGGGCAGCCTTCGCCAGAGACGCTACAGCCCGGCGGAGCCCAAGCTGGTGGTACTGCAGCGAATGTCGTGAGTAACCAGAATACAGGGGGTGCAGGATGATCCGGCCCTCCCCTGACGTTGTGAAGGCTATTGCAATCACGATGCGCCAATACCCAGAAGTCTTGAACTGGCTGGGAGAATGGCAGCGTCACGAGTTGGACAGGCTACCCAACGTAACGCAGAACGTGGCATTTGCGCAGGGGCGATGTCAGGTTCTAGGCGAGATGTACAAGCTCGCGCAACAAGCCCCTGATTTGGTAGCAGAGCCCATGAGGGGTAGCTGACCGTTTAACCGCGCACACCGAGAGGAGCGTTCAACATGGCTATGCCAGCACAAGTCCGTAAACAGTCTGAGGCCGTCGCCAAGCTGTATGAAGAACTCAACACCGATTCCGTTACTGAGGTAGCGGAAGGTGAGGAACTCGTACAGCCTGTAGAAGCCGACAGTGAGACGGAGGAGGCACCCGCGTCCCAGCCTACCGAGCACGGGCAAAAGGACAACCAGACCCAAGAGACTGCTGAGCAGCGTTACCGCACCCTTCAGGGTATGTATAACGCTGATACAGCCCGGTTACGGGCCGAGAACCAGCAGTTGAGCACCCGACTGACCCAAATAGAACAGCTCATGTCTACGCTCTCCGCGCAACCGACGACCCGGATTGACTCTGGTCAGAAGTTCGTAACAGAGCAGGACGTGGAGGATTACGGCGATTCTGTTGATCTGATGCGGCGAGTTACCCGTGAGGAAACTCTGGCACAGGCTAAAGAGATCGAGGAACTGCGTGGTACACTCCGCCAGCTCCAGACAAGCGTACTCCCCCGTGTAGAGCAGGTTGTGCAGAACCAAGCACATTCTGCTGAGCAGAGTTTTTGGGCGGAACTAGGACGGCTTGCGCCAGATTGGCGTGATATCAATGCCAACCAAGGGTTCCATAGTTGGCTGTTAGAGGTAGACCCACTGTCGGGATTGACCCGTCAGACCTTCCTCGACAACGCACAGCGCAGTCAAGACGCGCGCCGCGTTGCTCAGTTCTTTGAGACTTGGCAGGGCCAAGCAGGCCAATCTGTTGCTCAGACCACTCGGCACGCCGCCGCAAGTCAGCTTGAGAAGCAAGTCTCCCCCGGTAAAGGGCGGTCGGGTAGTACCCCGAGCGGCTCACCCGGTAAGACCTACAACCCCGAGGCCATCGCGCAGTTCTACGCGGATGTCCGTCAAGGGCGCTTCAAGGGCAAGGACGAGGAGCGTGCTCGCATTGAACGTGACATCTTCGCCGCACAGCGCGAAGGTCGCATCACCAACGGTTAGATAGGAGCCCAACATGGCGTACCCCGTTTCCCCCGGCCGGCCCAACTACTCCGGGAACTTCATCCCTGAGATTTGGTCCGGCAAACTGATCGAGAACTTCTACGACGCCACTGTGCTCGCAGCGATCTCGAACACCGACTACGAAGGCGAGATCAAGAGCATGGGCGATACGGTTAATATCCGTACTCAGCCCAACATCACGATCCGTGAATACGTCAAGGGCCAGAACCTTGTCGTAGAAAACCCTGACAAGCCGAAGATTCAGCTGGTCATCGACAAAGGCGAGTACTTCTCCTGCATCGAAGACGATGTGGATAAGGTGCAGACCGATGTTAATCTGATGGACATGTGGTCGAAAGACGCATCCGAGCAGATGAAGATCAAGATCGACCAGCGCGTGCTGACCGATCTGCTGCCCGGCGTAGGCACATCCAACCGCGGCGTCACTGCCGGTGCTAAGTCTAGCGCGTTTAACCTTGGTACGGCTGGCGCTCCGCTGACCATCACCAAGGACGGCGTGTCTTCGACTGTGTCCATCGTCGACCTGATCGTCGATATGGGTACTGTGCTGGACGAGGCGAACTGCCCCGAGAGCGACCGCTTTCTTGTGGTCCCAGCACGTGCTGCGGGCCTCATTAAGAAGTCCGAGCTGAAGGATGCCTCGCTGACCGGTGACAGCACTACTCCGCTGCGCAACGGCCGTCTTGGCATGATCGACCGCTTCACCATCTACGTTAGCCACAACCTGAATGTTACCGGTGGTAATACTTCGGTCATCGCTGGCCACAAGATGGGCTTCACCTTTGCCACACAGATGACCGAGATGGAAACTCTCCGTGCTCAGTCGACGTTCGGCAATATCATCCGCGGTATGCAGGTGTACGGTTATCAGGTTGTGAAGCCTGAGGCGCTGTCCACTGCAGTCGTAAACTTCGCGTAAGGAGGGCTGACCAATGGTTGCTTACACCGACTCGTTGGGGTTCTATAAGAACTCCGCAGGCTTCACAGCCAACTACACCGACCGCGTGAGCGTCATCGAGATTGATCTCGACTTCGCCAAGATTGCAGCAGCTCGTTCTGCTGCAAGCGCCGCTGCTCTGGGAGCCGCGGACACGCTGGTCATTGGCACGCTGCCCGCAGGTGCGTACGTGGTGGCGACTGCCGTCACTGTTGTACGTGCTGAAGGCGCAGTAGCTACCATCGACCTTGGTGTGACGGGTACTCCCGCGCTCTGGGGCAACGATGTTGACGTAAACGCTGCAGTCGGCACCACCGCCGCTCTGGCGACCGGGGCGTACTACGCTGCAGTCGACACAGGCGTACTGCTGACTGTCAACACAGCCGCTACCGATGCAGCTCGCATCAAAGTGTCGCTGGCCGTGGTCAACATGGGTGCCGATCTCGGCACGATTCCAAACGTAACATAACGGTCGGGGCCCTTCGGGGCCCCACCTACCATTTGGGGTGTGCGCGATGACTACCAACCTGACAGCGAACAAAATCAAAGACACGTACAGCCAGCTGCTGCACGTCGACGGCGGGCCGGCGGCTACCGAGAAGGTCGTCTACAGCGGCACGGGCGTTGCCACAGCCCTGAAGGTCGGTACAGTGTCCGCCTCGGCTGGCAACGTACGCATCGCGGGCAACACGATCAGCAGCATTGACGAGAACGGTGACATCACCTTGAGCCCCAATGGGACTGGCTCGGTGGTTATCCCCAAGATAGATTTTACTGACCCCGCGCAGGCGCGGGCTGAGCTTGGTCTCGGGACTGCCGCGCTTGCCGCCACAGGCAGCTTCGCCACAGCCGCGCAGGGTGCGCTGGCTGATAGCGCGCTGCAGCCCGGAGACTCCGCCACAGCCGCGCAGGGTGCGCTGGCTGATAGCGCGCTGCAGCCCGGAGACCCAATCAGCGTGGCCTTTGGCGACGTGACCGGGCGGGCGCACGGAATCTTCTACGACCTCAGCGACCAGACATTTACTGCAGATACAGCTACAGTTGTAGAGTTCGACACAACCGGGCTTGCAGCTGGGGTGTCGGTCACGAGCAGTACGCGGATCACGTTTGCGGCTGCAGGGGTGTACGAGATTGCATCCCGCCTTCAGTTTCAGAACACCGATAACAATGACCACGACGCGGAGGTGTGGTTCCGACTGAACGGTACGGACATCCCGAACTCAGCGTCTGAGCTGGTGATACCCAAGTCTTCTGACGGCGGCGTTACTTGTCAGGCTGTTACCGGACTCCTACAAGTCACAGCGGGGCAGTACCTTGAAGTCGTCGTTGCTGTGGAAAACGCCGGGGTGACTTTGCACCATGTAGATGCACAGACTGTGCCCTACAACCGCCCAGTGATACCTGCGGTTATCCTCGTAGTGAATAGGATTGCGTAATGGCTAAGAGCCCTGCTTGGACCCGCAAGGAAGGCAAGGACCCGAAGGGGGGCCTGAACGCCAAGGGGCGCGCGTCCTACAACAAGGCCAACCCGGGTAAGCCGGGACTCAAGGCCCCGCAGCCTGAGGGCGGCTCGCGTAAGAAGTCGTTCTGCGCGCGGATGGAGGGCATGAAGAAAAAGCTCACCTCTGCCAAGACCGCCAACGACCCGAACAGCCGGATCAATAAATCCCTCAGAGCGTGGAAGTGCTGATGGCAGACAAAGGTTCCCCCAAGCCGACCAACCCATCGCTTTGGTCGAGCGTCAAGGCGCAGGCCAAGAA